AAGCGAACAAGGTGTTGCTGGCAATCCCTCACCCATTTGGGTTTGCGGGAATTGCTGGCGGGGCGTGTGGTTTCTTGTGTATTCATAGATTTTTAGTGGTTATTCGGGATGCCAGAACTCAGACGTTATCCAAAGAATGCGTAACAGGCCACCCACGCTGAACGCGATACGGTCTTGGCGTGTTCCTCTGCATCGTTTCCGGGGTGCGGTCGAATGCCTGAGCCTACGTCCTCCCACCATTGTTCAAATGGTGCGGATTTCAGATTAGTGTGGGCAAGTGCTTTTTCTAGCCTCTCAACCTCCTCAAGCAAGACAGTGGCGACAGTAGGCCAATGTCCCGCTGACTCGTTTTGCGTGGCAATCTTAGCTTCTTCTAGCGGTGTTGGTTCTTCGTTCATAATATCTCAAAAAATGGATAACAAGGCGATGCACAGGCAACGGCTACGCCGTGCCGTGATCTTGGGCGTTCGCCTGAAACTTGCCCCAGTGGTCGGGGTGTGTCTCGACCCACAGCGAGTGATCGGGGTTGGTTCTCTCTGCCCAAATCTCCATTCGCCCGTCGTGATGCTTCCTCGCCTTCAAACTCATGTATCTGCCGTATGTCCACGGATCGGAATGGCGAACAAGGCATCGTAGCCAACGCCTTACAGCGCGGGAGGGTTTGAATAATAGTTTTCTCATGGCGTGGATAAATTTAGTCGTTCTCTCTATAATAATTAAGAGCTTTAATCACCCATCTCTCGAACTGGTCTTGGATTTCACACGCATCATCCTCATTCATCCCAAGCCCTCCGCCGTCGCCTATGAGATAGCCCCATGCTCTGATGTCTATCACGTTAGTATCTCCGCATTTGGTTTTTATGAATATCTTTCCCATGTCATATCCGTAGAATTTGCCGTCGAATTGTTTAGGGAGAGAACAAGTCGAAGCACTGCAACCATTCGCCGTATTTAGCGGATGGTCTGGGCATTCAGGCGAATGACCGCTTTTCTGGCAGTCACATTTATTACATTTTTCTATGCTCATAGTGCGTGTTCTTAAACGTTATCACAAAGATTCAATCTTTCCTGTTTCAATGTTGGCACGATACCACTCATCTGATCCTATAACGGTCATTTCAACGGTGTCATCCCTCATGCAGAGAGCTAGCTGATTGCCCCCCTCCGTTTCGAGAATGATGGAGTTGAATACATCTTTAAGGACTTGTTGCCCTTGTTCATTTATTTCTATTTTCATAAGCAAAAGTGATAACAAGCGGTTGCTACCAACCCTTCGGGCGGCAGAACTCAGTCGTTCGACTGATATTTCCACGCATAGACCGTGAAGCTCACCGAGAAGCACAGCCAGTGGAAGTTGATGTCGGTGTTTTGGTGGGGGTTATCCTCGGAACATGCACCCACCTAGCTTCTGCCCAAGTCGGGATATCTTACCGACCGTGTAGGGTTTTTTTAGGTGTTTTTCTGCGTATTCCTTGGCTTTTTCTTTTGTTGGCATGACCACATACATAGCGCGTGGTTTGGGTTGCCAGTCGCATTCTGGTAGGATTCCTACTCTCCATAGATGTTCATTCATAATGTTTATTTTAACCTTCGCGGATATCAACGGCTACGCTGATCTCGTGTCTGAGATCTTTTTAAGGCTTTTCTACAGCAGGGTCAAGATTTTTCTTATCTTTTCTTCCCTTTATGTAGTCCATGACGTGCATACTGCTCCCCCTTGGCAGTCGCTTTTCTCTTTTTCTTATTAGCTTCAGCTAACTTGGCGGCCCCTTTTTTGGTGCTCTTTAGCTTTTCAATTGCACGAGAAGGGGCATAAACCTCCCCCGTCTCCCCACTCTTTTTCCCTGAGGGGGTTCTCCATTTTTGTTTGGTCCAACGATCTAAACTCTTTTGGGATGCGGTTTTCATAGGTAGTTTATTTTTTATACCCACCACCTTTTGCTTTGTATTGCTTGGCCAGCATCTGCGCTTTTCTGGCTGACCACTGGCTAGGCTTCCCACCCTTACCTCCTGCTTTTATCTTATTAAAAAGACTCTTACGCATGGAGGGCTTCGTGTAGTTCCCAGCTTTGTTGACGGTGCTCTTCTTTGGTGTTGTCATGTGTGTATGTTATATGTTGGGGTGGGGGTAGTCAATATGGATGCCATATTTAGTGGAACTCCCCTACCATTTAACCTTGTTTGCCCAATAAGCCGCAGACAACTTGCCCTTTTTAATGTTACGGCCGTGCCGTGCTTTAAAGCTTCTCCTCTTGGCTTTCATCCGCTCGGACTCCCCCGCCTTAGGTTTCCCTGCGGTCTTAGCCCCCTGCTCCCCAAATCGGATAGTCTTTATTTTATCCCCCTCCTTAGCGACAACAACGTGACTTTTTTTTGGGTGGCTGGGGGTCCTCTTGGGGTGGTTAAAGCCTTTAACACCCGCCCTCACCAATCGGCTATCTTTTTTTGAACTCATTAGCTAATAAATACCCCTATCTAAAAACAAAGTCAATGGCAAAAGACCCCACTACCTCACCTCATTGAGCGTGTAATACCCTATAAGGTATGAATCTACAATACCCATATGTGCTGTTCTCGCCCTCGGTTTTGTAGGGTCTAGCCACTCTTCTTCAGGGGCGAGTTTTTTTGCGGTGGCGAGAGCATAGTGTTTTGACTTACCCTTAGGGAAATTACCTAGGATCTTTTTCTGCCACTGGTGTACTCCGACATCAATAAACTCCCACCCTAGGGCAATACTTAATCCCTTGAGTTGGCCATAACAAAGAGCCATGGACCGCATGGATTGCGAGGAAGGGGCGTGGTGGAGAGGCTCCTCTACCCCGATCCTGCACGGGGCACCATGCACCTGAATCTTTGATATAAATTTCCCTACGTCTAATTCTGAACGTTTACCTCGGCTAATCGAAGGTAGGGGGAAGTATTCGATTATGGTGCCGTCCATTTTTAAGAGGGTTGCACCCCCTGAACTTGATCCATTATCTACCCCTACAACCATCTATTTAGGCATACACCGTTCAGCGATATAAACCCCATCACCTTCGCTTGGGGCAAATGAGTCCACCCCTGTTTCCAGATTGGCGATGTAAAAAACCTCTCGGGCATTTGAGGGTATGACTCTATAGAACACCCCTCGTTTTTCTTTCGTGGTGTATGACACCTCGGAACCTATTTTTTGGGTTGCGAGGGTTACCACATGGGGGTTGGTTGCTTTTTCTCTTAATGTAAACATTAGTCTATGTCGATGGTGTGTGATGGTGGGGCGGGTTTTTTAGTTACCTTGGTGCGTGTTGTCGCGGCGGCGTCGTTCAGAATAGAAATATCAATAGATAAATTACCAACCCCTGAGGATTCCCGTTGATCCAAACCAAAATGGCGTCGAGCGATCTTATCTAGGACTTCCATTTCCCTTACGTTCTTGGGAGGGGCCATGTTCTTCAAACCGTCCCGCATCAGTTTAACGGAATTGGAAGCCATGTAACTCTGATACTGATCAGCGGGTGTACTCTGGGATCCTGCTAGGTTTGTGATTTTGTTTTCCTCTTCAGCTTTAGCTATGGTGTTGGCCTCATCCACTACGTCTTTAGCTTTCCGTTCCTCAAACCCATCAAACACTTTCTTAGGGTCTACCTCTTTTTGATCGTCGAGGTAGGGCTTAGGGTTAGGGACGTTACCATTTAGTTTTGGAGGCAACCCCGCCTGTCGAAACCACCGTCGTAGAGTCGAAGTGTGTACGTCACAAGCTTTCGAGATCTCCGTTAGTTTATAATCCTCTTCATATAAGTGGATAGCCTTATGGAAGAGCCGCGCTTTTTTACCATTACGACCGAATGGATTCTTCTTCTTTTTGGAGTTGTTACTCACGACGTCCCCAAGTATAATCTAGCAGACCTTTATTGCAATAATAATGAGAACAAAAATTAACACGCAGTTTGAGCCCTACCTGAACCCTGAATCTGGAAACATATCCGTGGGTGACTTAGAAATACCACAGACCAGTTTACTTACCTCATTGTTATGTGGGTTTGCAAACCACGAAGGTGTAGAAGAAAAGGTGTATTATTTCTGGAGGATTTGTGATGAGCTATGGAATAGACCTGATTTCCCAGAGCCTATGATGGAGCGGAACCCGTGGTCCGACCGAATGATAAAAGAAGTGGCAGGGCACAAATACATGGCAATTGGTGGCGCCGCTTCCAGTACTAAGTCCCATACAATGGCCGCGTGGGGTATCGTATGTTTCCTATCCCAGCCCAAGGATACGCTGGTCCTTGTCACCTCGACCACGTTACGGGAAGCACGGAAAAGGATATGGGGTTCAATTATCACCCTCTTGAACGTGGTAGAGGATGCACCATTCAAGATACGGGATTCAATTGGTAGTATCGCGTATGTCTCGCCAACGGGGGTGGTTGTGGATAAGGCAGGTATATCTTTAATCGCGGCAGAGAAATCGAAGACGCGAGAAGCTGTGGGTAAATTCATCGGTATTAAACAAAAGAACGTATTACTTATCGGGGATGAGCTCTCAGAGTTGTCAGAGGCTATCGTACACTCGGGCCTATCAAACTTATCAAAGAACCCCAACCTGAAAATCATCGGTATGAGTAACCCTAACTCTCGCTTTGACGCATTCGGGGTGTGGGCGGAGCCGAGGGATGGTTGGGACTCAGTTGACACAAACGTCGCAGACGAGTGGGAAACGAAATGGGGTGGTCAGTACATTCGCCTAGATGGGGAGAGGAGCCCTAACATAATCGCAGGGGAAGTAGTCTACCCATATCTACCAACCCAAGAAAAATTAGACGAGGACAAGGCATTACTTGGTCCTGAATCTAGGGCTTACATGCGGATGGTTAGGGCGGTGTTTTATGACTCTGATGAAGATGAGGGGATTTACACAGAAAACGAGATATCAAACAGCGGTTCAATGGGTAGCGTGCAGTGGGCGAGCAGACCGACGAAAGTCGCGGGGCTCGACCCTGCGTTTACTAATGGTGGTGATAGGGCGGTGCTCTACACAGGGTTCGTTGGCTACAACTACCACGGAGACTTCGTGTTTGAGTTTGGGCGGAGCTATCAACTAAATGATGATGCCACCAACAAAGCGGTCCCAAGGACATACCAGATTGTAACTCAAGTTAAAGACATATGCGTTAAAGAAGGGATCGCCCCTGACGATCTGGCGGTGGATGCCACTGGTGCGGGGTCGCCTTTCTGTGACGTCTTGGCGGGGGAATGGTCCTCACGATTTTTGAGAGTTCAGTTTGGTGGGAAGCCCTCGGACAAAAGGGTGTCTGTAACTTCCACACTCAAGGGGACAGAGCTTTATGTCAACCGAGTCTCAGAACTCTGGTTCGTTGGTAAGGAGTTTATGAGGACTGGGCAGTTGTTTGGGGTAGATACAGATCTAGCGCAGGAGATTATAGGACGGAACTATGAGCTCATTAAGACTGGGGGGCTCAAGGTAAAGATAGAGACCAAGGTTGAATTTAAATCAAGGTTGGGCAGGAGCCCTGACTTAGCGGATGCGGCTTTCCTATGCTTAGACTGCGCGAGACAAAGGCACGGGCTAATAACACAAGAGAAACGGGAGCAGGATAAGAGTCGAGGGTCATACACACGCCCCAATAGGAACATTAAGTCCATGAAGGACGCCCTACACAACGATGATGCTTACTTATAGTCACTCGCATTAATTAAATAACCCCCGTCTGGAAAAGTTTTTATATAGGTTATAACATCTATAATACATATAAAACTTTTTCTATGATTCATTATTTAATTAATGCGACCCAAGCTAGCCAACCCCCTGAGAAACCTGTATTAGTGCTTGCAGAATTACTATATTTTACGTATATTGGTATTACGTTATGGCAGACCCTGATAAAGACCTTATTAAAAGACGTCAAAAATTTGCAAAACAACTCCGTGGACAACAACGGAAAGGTAATCTCGGATCCGAGACAGCCAAAAATGAGGATGGTTTCTACGACGATCTTACCCAAAGCCTATATGGTAGGGGGGATACTCTAGGCCTAGACCGTGAGAAAGTTGATTCCTTCCTTGCTAAAAATCCTTACGAGGGCACTAATAATTTTGGGCCAGAAGGTCGCAAAGCTACAGAATATGGCACAGTTGGAGACGCTACCTATTATAGCAAACGGGATGAACGGGCGCAGGGTAGAAACGCCGCAATGGCGGGACAACGAGGAGCTACTAAAACTCGAGGCTTGGACCGCCAAGCCGCAATGCAGGGAACACCTTTAGGGTCAGCGAGTTCTCTAGGTTCGGGTAGTAATCGACCATTGGAGTCCGACCTCGGGAGAGCCTTTCGATTAGCTCGAAGGGCTAAACGTGCAGGCCTTGATTCCTCCGCGGAAAGAGTCGTCAGTGGTGCCTTAGGTAAGGAAATGAATTACCGAACACCCGGAATTAAGACAGAGGATTACCGAGAGCAGGAAGAGGCTAATAGAAGAAAGCTGGCTGAAGACATGCGTGAGCGTGAGGAAATGCAGAGGGGTGTAATGGACTATTACTCGAGCTTTCTCCGTAAAAAGCAAAGGGACCTCCTAAATGAATAACCCAGAAAGATGGCAGAATTTTCAATAGCGGGGGACATTACCCCCTTAAAAGGGGGTTATTTTGATACCCCATCCGTGTACGCCTCCGCCCTAGCGAGGAAGTATGCTGATACTTCTGCCCCTATAAAGCAGGGCACCATGCAAATGGCTGAGAAGATGATTGATACTGTTGAGAGAACTCGGAGTAGGGATATGCAGTATGAAACCCAAAAGCTAGCTTTAGATGAGGCTCGTAAGAGGTCTTCCCAGCAACGAGAGTTTAATGATAAAATAGATACCTTATCTTCTGTTTTTGAGGGTATAAACAATTCGGGCGATGACCCCTACACTAAGCAACAGAAGTGGGGGAATTACGTGACTACGAATGCGGGGGCTTTTGCAGGGGGTGGGGACTCCATGCGTACGATGCTGAATGCCGCGAGTGCCACGTTCGGAGCGGCGGCAAAAAGAGATGAAATCAAACGTGTAGAGGAAGCTCGAAAAGAAAGCATAACCCTACGGAAATCTCTTCTACAACAGGACAAGGATACCAAGATAATTCAAAGTCAGCAGAGAGATCTCGAAAAGAAACTTGGGCGCGAGCGCCAAAAGATAGATGATTACCGCAGTGTTGTCGGGGGTATCAAATATGAGGATCCCGAGATATACGCGGAGGATCAAAAACCAAAGATGGAGCTCGCAAGCCGCAAGAGGCTAGAAGATCTAGCTATTAGACTTAGTGGAAAGCCGCGCGGAACTGTTGAGTCCCTCGATGATGACACTTTACGAAACGAACTTAGCATTCTCATAAACAGAGAAGAAAGATTAATACAGCCAGATGCGGGGGGAACCACCCGTGGGAAAGGATTCACATCCTTTTTTGAATAGTCCCAACTAACACATCACATTAATACAAGTTACAGATATGTCTGAACTACCTAGCCTACTAACGCCTTCGCAAGAAGAGACCACCGCCCCTGAATTTGACTCATACTCCATTTGGGAATCTAAGAATAGTCAGCAGGACCATATTGGGGATCGCAAGAGATACTCAGATTATGTGCGTCAGTCATACCTACAGGCAGGTTCCTATGATGGGGGCGTCGAGAAATCAATCCGTGATGGGCTAAAGGAATCCCTAATTCAAGTAGGTGCGGTTGATCAGGGGGACGAGGACACCTTCAACCAGCTATTAAAGACTGAGAAGCCACCACTCGAAGATCAGCTTCGTTTTATACAATCAACTGCTAAGTCTGATTCGGAACAGTGGATGTCCGCAACCCAATACTTAGCTTTCCAAAATGCTTTAAATGACGGGGACTTAGAGAACAATCCAGATCTCGCCCAAAAGGAGAAGGAGCACCGTAGTCGTGCTGAACAGACTGCCAACACGTATTACAATACAGCACTCCGTAATGCAGTATCCGCAGGGGAGATTGCCATGGCGAAAGTGACTGACTCAGAGGGGATGGAAGAGGTCATCGCTGGACCGCTGATGCGCCACATGAGCTTTAATGAAGCCTTAAAGCAATCAGTATCAGTTGGGGGTATGAGCTACAGCGATGCCGCTGAAGCACAGAGGATATCTGAAACCCCTATCGGGTATCAGGAACCACGATACAGGGTCAAGGAATATGAGAATGTTAGTCTTTTGATTGACTCGTTATCTAAAGAGAACGAAAATGTTAGCAACTTATTTTCTTCGTATCAAGAATCCCTAGCGGAACTTCAGGATGAGGACGTATCCCCCGAACGTAGGGAAGTATTAGAAGAGAGAATGGAATCTGCCACCACCACTGTGGAGCACTACTTAAATGTAAGCGGTCTTCGTGAGGGGGAGGAGGATGTTGACCTCGATAATGTAAGAAAGGCGATGGAGCATAACGCCGCACATGCCCTGAACTCCAGTGGGGGTTTTGAATACTTTGAGGATGCTAAGGACGCAGGAAAAAATTTACGGCGATTAGGGTATGCTATGCCCCTTATACACCCAGCCACCATGGCAAACCCTGAGGCGTACGAGGCCACAATAAGTGCAAACCCCGACCTAACCCCTGAGGAAGTAAAGCTCCTCGCAACACACCGTGAATTATTCCTCGAGAGTGAGTTTGAGAGTTACAGCAAAACCCTTGTAGACAGCGATGTCTCGGAAGAGTGGCTTGATGCCCTCCACGAGGGGAGAGCTAACAAAGTTAAGGACACTGACACCTTACAAGAATTTTTAAAAAACCCTGATAATTACAGTGCTGTTTCCTCCCGCCTCCGAGGAGTAGGGGGGTCTATTGTAGATGGTGTTGGGGATATGTTTGCGGCCATCCCCGCCATGATGGGTGCAGACTGGGCTAAGGACTACCTCGTCAACAACATGAGGGAGAAGTCCAACCGCCGAGAAGTCGCACGGTTGTTTGGGGACGATTTTGGTTTAGGGCAAGACATCGCTGAACAGATCGCCCCGATGCTAGCCGACATGGCGGCAACGACTGCACTCGCCGCCGCTACCGCTCCCGCCGCAGGTGCTGGAGGTGCCGCATACCTTGCCGCTAAACAAGGTGCGAGATTAACCGCAAAAGGCATCGCAAAAGGATTAGTCACAAACACTTTACGTGCCTCAGGAAGTGAGGCAACTCGCCTAGCCGCGAAGCGCTTAGTATCACAAGGCCTCATCAAAGGAGCCACCAAGGAAGTAAGTGAGGAAACCGCAATGGGGGTCATCAAAGGTTATAACAAAGCCATAGCCAGTAAAATGGGTATTATACCTGCTATGTTTATCCCCGCCGCCAACAGATCCGCGGGGGCAACCTACGCCTCTGTTTATGACCAGCTTTCTCGGACAGGTGACCTGTCTGACGAAGAAATTAGAGATCGCGCACTAGGTGCGGCTATGACCGCAGGAGCGCTAACTGGAACAATTACGGCAAGTTTTTCCGCTTTGGGTCGTGCTGGTTTGGAAGGCGCATTAATTGGAGGCCTGAACAAGAAACAGGTCAAAGCAGTTTTAGATGGCGTAGCAAACCGCGGAGGTCAGGTTGGTGAGATGTCAGAGAGTGCGTTCAATACAATTGTTAAGAAAACAATTGCAACGACGTTAGCAAAACACGGTGGCTACACGGGTCTCGCTAAGACTGTGGGGACTAATGTTGTAGATGAAGCCGTTGAAGAAGGGTTTGACGAGTTTGCGAATACATTCGTAATGGATTCCGCCCTTGACGAGAGCACCCCTTTCCTCGAACGCCTCCAACAAGCAGGTCATGCCGCTGTTATTGGTGGTATAATGGGTGGTGGCGTCCCAACCATACGCCACGTAGCTGGCTCACTTAACGCCAAGCGTAACATCCTTGCCGAACAAACGAAAGTAGACCAAGCGTTCAGGGCGGAGGTTGCCACAAATGTCGAGCAAGCGGGGCTACCTATTACGGCAAAGCAAGTAGACTTTTTACTAAATCTACCCGCACGTAGGCGTGAAGAAATTACCAATCGTGTATTAAGTGCTAAAGAAACCCTTCAAAAACAAGAAGCTGACCTATCAGAAAAAGCTCAAGAGGACGCGCCTTCTGTAGAAGAAGTCACTGGGTTCTCGAGGAAGATGGGGGACGGGGTACTAATCCGAAGAGGGACTAGAATCAAAGACCTCTCTATAGAGCACCGTACCGAGTATGAAGCGGCCCGTAAAGTAATGGAGCAGGACCTATCAATTGATGGGTTAACCAAAGATGGGAAAACAAGGTACTCAGTAACCCCACACAAAGGAAATCGTATCCCAGCAGGCAGACCTATTCACAAGCTGTCACCAACTGAATATGAATTTTATCAGGTAGTGATGAGATCCAAAGCCGCTCGGGAAGGTATAGAGTTAGGTGAGTTCCCGCCACAATCAGAGTTTACACCTGAGGAAAAAGTAACTCGGAACACGGACCGTGGGGCTACTTCCAGCCCCTCAGGTAAGAACCCGAAGAAAACCAAATCCACCAAGAGAAAAAAACCTGCGGTTTCTGAAGATGAAACGGAAGATGAAACAGAGGAGGACACAGATACTGATGTTGAATCCATCCAATCAGGGGACATCTTCGCTTTGACGGAGGATGGTGTTGAGACACAGATAGAAGTTCTCGAGGTTCTCAGCCCCTCGGAGGCCGCTACGAGATATAGTGGGTTAGGTATAGACGAAGGGGAGTATCTTTTTGGTAGCCTAATGGAATCCAACGACGTTGTGGTATCCGCGAGGTCTGTCGTAGTTGGTCAAGAAACTGAAGGTGAGATCCTATGGTTTATGGGGGACCCCACGGGGTCTGTTCTGGATATGGAACAACTCAGCCAGAGTGCCCCAGACGTAAGTCAAGCTAACACCGTAGTGGTAGCCCCCGTGGAGAGTGATATTGTTTTTGGGGACCCCATCAATGAAACCACCCCCGTAAGTTCTTTGCGGGCTATGGAAGAAGCCGCAGAAGCCGAGCTACGTTCTAACCCATATGACGGCCCCGCCGCCCAGCAGTTGGAACTCGCACAGAGTTTATTAAAAGAGCGTGGTGAACCTACGGCAACACAACGCCGTGCGGAACTCCTGAAGAAACAACTACTAGATGAAGAAGTCACACGCACACAAAGCGCACTCGATAATTCGGATGTAACCGAGGAAGAGATCGAAGAGATGATCCGCACTAAGCGTGAGGAGAATGTGAAAGCAATAGGACGCATTCAACCTCAGGAGGAGACCCCCGAAACCCTTATAGGCTATTTACCTGAAGTTGAGGGATCCCCGCTCGCCACATTCGCTCTGGATGATAATGCACTCAAGCAACTCTTCCCCCTTGAGACTAAGCCATCCCCGAATCTCCCACCTGTAAAAGCTGGAAAAGTTCCCGCCACCCCCATCTCAAAAGTCGAGGGCATTACCGCACCGACGGCGGCAGAAATGATCCAACGTCATCAGATGGATCAGTTTAGAGCCCTTGTCGCGTTAGGTTACCCTGTTACATTTGAAGCTAAGGCAATGAGAGGTATGTATGCCCAATCTGAAGGATCAGGTCCAGAGGCTTACGGTAAAATATTAGGGCTCGAGAAGGGCGTAGGTTACCGAGCCTACATCAGGCAAAACCTCGCGGCAAAAATAATTGAGGTTTACCCCCATCTCGACATTGGAGATGTTGAAAGTCTTATCGTTGAGGACCTAAAATCCGCGGAGAAGAGAGCTTCGAGGGCCGCAGACAGGGAGCCGTTTATAACTATTAAGAAGCTCACCACTTCCCAACGTCAATCCGTAAATAACAATCTCCTAAAACCTGAGGGTAAAAAGTACACTGAGAAGCAGGCATTGAAGCTCGCTGAGGAGTTACGTAAAGTAGCTGATAAGAGGGGTGGCCAACTCGCCAAGACCTTAATAACTAAAGCGGATGAGATTGAAGCAAGGGTAGCAGATACGCCCCGCCCTGAACCGAAGGTTAAGTTAGACAAATCCTATAGACCATTCACTTCTAATAGAAAAGTTTCACAAGCTGTAGTAGATAGCGATGGTAACGTGACCACCGCCCACAAGGTTATTCGTGGGGCTATCGACCGTGATGGACGTGGGGTATTCAATAATGACCCTGTTCTAGTCGGTGAGATGTTATTAAGTGGTATCCCTATCAAGATACCCGCCGACATCCTACGCGGTGTTGGGGATATCCGAAAAGAGCAGATTAACCCCGCTATCAGATACGACCGAGACGGATTTGTCCAAGCTGTTCGGGTGATGAATGCGGATGGCACGCATACGGAAGCCTATCAAGCCCCACGGAGGAAACAAAGAACAGCACCTGCAACCACGTATAGTGATTTGACGGCGAACATCGTCGGGATATTTAACAAAGGTCTCCCCCTACCCCTACCTAAGGTAAAAAGATTTAACACTTCAGGTGATTTAGATGCTGGGAATATCGCCATTAAAGGTGGTAAGCCAGAGACTACATCATTAAATGATTTCCTTAGTGACTTCGAGGGCTTTATCAAAGCTGGTATGGAGGGTATGAGACCCGACACACAGTTGAGTGTGGGGATGGACCAAGTTTCAGAAGGTAATCTGAGGGAGGAACGCTCACGCGAAGAAGCCAAGATCGTAGCGGAGATATCGGGACTCAAACAAGACCTTGAGGACACTCAGAGGATAAACCCTAGAAGCGAAGAGATCACATCACTTCAGGAGGATATTCTACGATTGGAAAACCTCTTAGGGAAGATAGAGGAGAGAAACTCCCGACGCTCCCGCCCAGAACCCCAAGAAACCACCAGTAAAGCCGCACGTAAATTAAGCATGATGTTGAATGACCCGAAAGGGAAGCTTCTGCATTTACCCCCTGAGTACTTCTCTACTGCCGTTGCGGCGTTCCATGCGGAGTATGCCTTAACTGCCCAACTCCATGGGATACGAAACCAGATTACTAAGAGAAAAGGTATGGTTAGTCAGGATGAGGATGGGGTGTTTTCTATTGCCCCCGATAAGATGGAGCACGCCGCTCGATTGTTCTTAACCTACACTGAGCAACCTGATGGTTCCCGCCCTGATATCGGGAGGGTAGCACATCTTTTAGGTAAACGTATGAACCTCCAAGGTTCAGCATATGATGTAGATAACAGATCCAACAAAGATATGAGCAACTCTGAGAAACAAGAGATGCACTATGGAACTATCGTTACCTATATTGAATCCCACATCCTGAATCATGAATCCTTACTCTTGGGCAATATGCCCTCGATGGCGACGATTGCTAAACGAATCAAGGATCGGTATCAGGCACAACGTCTCCTTGAAATAAAGGGCGCCCCCGCCGAGGTGAGCATGGACGCGTTTGAAACTGAAGAGGAACTCCAAGCGTTCCTCCAAGCCTACCAAGACACAGAGGTAGGGGAGAAAATGCAAACTACTGGTCGCAGTAGGCGTGATCCATTTAAGGGAGTCCCCGTTGAGGCTACCCCGCTCACTGTCGAAGAGGACGAGAATGCTATTGCAGAAGCCCTCGACAGGGCGACCCTCGAGTCATACCACCCTGAGGATGTAAAAGATCTAAGGGAGGTGGCTGACATTGCCATAGAGCTCCGCGACTCCCTCTACAAAAACGCCCGTGAAAGGGTGATTAGCCACATCGAAACAGACCCGACCGCCCGAAAGGCGTTTATTGATATGTTGAGACGTACGGTTGATCGGAACAATGGCGTGATCCAAAAGTCCTACGACAACATGAATGTAGCAACCGCATGGGACTCATTAGCTGGAACCATTGACGGCGCCACGTATGAACATGAACCAGAAATCCTCGGGTTCCTGAGGAACCTACGTCTAGGAAAGCTGGAATCTGGAGTAGACCTGCGGGAGGCATTGAAATTTATTGTGTTCCCAACTGAGGTTAGTGACGAGTTCGCAAGGTCAATGATCAAGCCGCTGAATGACCTAGAGCTTCGGGATTCATCATACACGGTGCAGGAAGCAAAGACTATCCTCAATGGACTCGCCGCAGTGATCAGACAGAGGAAGTCAACTTCAATAGCAGACACGGATGCTTCTCGTGAAGCCGCCCGTAAAGAAAACGGAGAGGTAGTTTCCCAACTCACACTCGAGTCAGGGGATCCCTCTTCGGTCATATCGGCGCTAGAAGAGATCAGAAAATCAGATGAAAACGAGAACCACCAATTGGTAGCGGATCTATTACTCGAGGACTCGGAGTTTATCTCAACTGTAAATTTCCACATCGTAGATTCCACTACGGCAGTAGCTGGGTTATATGAAAAGACCGCAGACGGGGAGCATAACGTGACACTTAACCTTGCAGGCTCGAATGGTCGCGGTTTAGTTAACGTCCTCCTTGAGGAATATATACATGCGTTCACGTCTGATATCTTGGCTAGACCTGAGGGCTCACTAACTAAAGCTCAGGCGATGGCTAGGAACAGGCTCAAAGGGTTAATGAAAATAGCTAAGGCTGAGTTCGTCAGCCGTGACACCCAGTTTGAAACAGTTAAGCTAGGGTTTGAAAATGTCGATGAGTTCGTTGCTAACTTTTTACTTAACCCAACATTCCAATCATTCTTAAAATCAGTTGAGACCCCTGCGAAACAGCGAGGGTTGATGTCACGTATTATCGAAGCGATTGTCACCATGTTCCGTAAGATCACCAACGGGAAGATAACCCCGAAGGAGGTATCACAATACACCGCCGCGTTGAATGACATCGTAGACCTAACACGGTCAGACATGAAAGGAAGTAGAGGTACTGTTGAGCAATCGTTATCCGAAAGCATTGATGACGCAAACTCCAATGCCAAAGACATCGAGTTTCATAAGGGGGAAGGTGCCCAAACTGACATTAAATCACCGATAGAAGTCATCGGGTCAACCCAACTAGAACTCGGGTTAGACGTTTTAGAGGAGAGCATGAATGTATCTTCCGAGATGGGGGCAGACATGGAGCGCAACATACAATCCGTGGTTGAACAGCTTGTTAATAGCCCACACTTACTACCTAGCGGAATGCGAAACTTAGACGCTACAGAGCTCCAAGATCAGCTAGAGGGGGTCATAGTGTTCTTGAGATCCTATACACCCCCCGAGGTCAACTTCCAAGTTGATTGGGGGCTTGATTCCTCAATGGCCTTCAAAGGCGGGGTTATATATCTTAACCCCACTAAAATGGCGGGTGTAGTTAGTGGCATGTCCCAGACAAACTCCAACATTACAATGCTCTCAATCCTAGATGAGGAGCTAGCCCACTACGCAAGTTACAATGTCCTAACGGAACAGGAAATCATGCAGGTTGGTCAAGCCTTAGGTGTTGAGGGGCTATCAAAAGTTGCAGAGGATTATTACCAGACTGATGAACTACGCAATAGTGCGAAGGAGCGGCTCCGTTCCGAGGACCCAGATGTCGTGGCAGAAGAAACTTATTCCATGGTGGAAGAGTATCTACGCATGAGGGCTAATAAAGCCATGAAAGGGTTTACTACTGAGCAAGATGTTCAGTTCCTCAAAAGTAACCCATCTCTGACAAGTGTCATTTTCAGGTATGTCCGAGGGGTGATGGTCTCACTTATCGAGAGATATAAGTTAAGTGGCAGAACTACCAACATTGATAGCAAAGTCAATAGACTTATCATGGAACTCCGCCAAGTTAAATCAGGGTACCGCCAAGGCCCCAACGGGGTGGCGTTCGACCCTAATAACCCTGAAGCGAACCTCGTGTTACTCGAGGCTATCATGGGGGAAAAAATTAGCATAGATGTAGCCAAAGAAATGGGGTATGACGTTGGACCAAAATACTCTGCCTCCAGCGTAGGGGGATCAGCGGATATTGCGGGGGAGTCCTCACTGGATTTCTCTTACATACCACAAATATTTGAGGTTCCACTCATGCACGCAGGACCTTATGCCGCACCCAAGAAATTTGCGAGCCTGTTCCAAGGTGATGCAGATCCACGGTTGACACGTCTTTATGACCTTTTCCAAGACACACAGCGTTGGGGCGAAAAGATTCTCAAGGACTTCAGCGTGTCGTTTAATAAGGAAGTTAAAAAGGCATATGGATCACTCGAGGCCGCCCCAACTGAGTTATTTAATGAAGCGATAGGTAGTAGCGTAGGAGCTGTATTGGATCAGGATGTTTACGACAACCTCGAGAAAGATCGTCAAGACGCCATCCAACTACTAAACGCCGAGAAGGATCTTACCACAGAAGAAAGGGAGTCTTCCCTCGCGTTGATTGACGCCCGCCATAATTCTAAGAGATCGGATGCGGAGTCAGCCGCCGCTGACGCGATCCGAGTTAAGCAAGAACTCGCCATGGATCAAATTAGGCAGGCTTCACCGAAGTTGGCAGAGCTCATACGCACACTGCGGGTGGACATTATTGATACCCTATCCAAGCGGGTTAGGGATACACATCAAGTATCAGATCAACTCGGAGCAAGGATTGATAACCAACTCGGGATTTACATCACCAGAACATATAAGATGTTTACAGAGTCTGGACATTATCAGAGAACCTTGGACGGCATCAAACAAGGTAAAGGCGACTATGTAGAAATGCGAGACCAAGCGATTGATTTGTTTGAGCGTCAGTTTGTCGAAGCTAGGGTGGAATCCCTACTCAAAGATGAGGAGATGTCATCCTCGGAGGCGTTAGCCCAAGCCCGTCACGAGCTACGTAGTAATCCAAAACTAGGTTACAACGCACTTATGGATTTCATTTATTCTTACTCACAAGATAGTGAAGTTGCCCTAGGTAACAGGTCCACGGGATATAAGATGGCGATGAACAACTTACGGAGAAAGCGTCATGACCTACCTGAGGAACTACAAAACATTCTAGGTAAGAATGATGACCAAGGATTAGACAACCTACTAAGGACGTTCGCTACTGTGAACACGATGACCGCCACTCAGACATTCCTTGAGCGTGTGAGAGTCATCGGCACTGCCACCCACCAGAAGGGGGCAACCCTTGAGGATAAATTCCTACTCACCGCGCAGGAGCTTGAGGAAGCTAAGGCTATAAGTGACGAGAATTACCAGAAGTATAGCGAGTGGGAGCCTGTTCGCCAGTCTGACCTAGGTGCCGAGGATCCCCTGCATGGTCTTTGGGCCCCAAAAGATATGGTCGATTCGTTCCGCCAGATGACTTCCAAACAGAACATGTCTCAGTTCTCTGATACGACAGCGGGTCACGTGGCCGGTAATTTGCTAAAATTAGCTCATAGATCAACAGGTGCGGCTATGGCAACAAAAACCTTAGGATCCGCAGGGTTCTACGTCCGTAACATACTCTCCAACATACTTTTCTTCGGACCTTCTCAAGGGTTCTGGAGGATGGACAAGATGTTCAAATCCGCGGCGAAGCACATAACACAAGTCGCAGTCAACCCTAATAAAGTTGATGGGTATATTTCAGAGCTCTATGGCTTGGGGGTTATAGGGGCTGAGATACAATCTAAGGTGATGATGGACCTGTTTAATGGCACGTCCGATGTCCATTCCCTACAACGTCAGGTTGACGAGCTAACTGCTAAGGCGGAAGCGATAGAGCAGGGGGCTGATAAAGCCAAAAAAGTAGTAGGGCAAACAGCAGAAGCGGTCTATAAAAAAGCGGCGGAGATGGCATCCGCAGTAGACGCCTTCTATAAGATAGCTTACTTTGAGCACGAGGTATCCCACCTACAGAGAGCACGCGAGGAGGCGCTTGAAGGGGACCGTTACTTCGAGTTATCAGACCGCGTCTTAAAGGTGGAAGCGGCACGGAAGGTGCGTATGACGTCACAGTCTGCCGACCAAGTGATGCCTATCGTGCAACAGATGACGAAGGCGGGTTACGGTTTAATGTTCGCCCCGTTCCTTCGATTCAGAACGGAGGTAATACGGATCCCAATTAACACAGTTAAGTTAGCCCTTGAGGAGATAAGATCTGGCAACTCCGTTATGCAAGCCCGAGGACGTCAACGTATGACGGGTTTATTGACTGTGATGGCGGGGTGGTCAACGGTGTTACCCGCCGTGGTCGCAATGATAGCTGATATCGGTGATGAGGAGGAGGAGGCTCTCAGAGCGTCTATGCCTGATTATCTCCGTGGGAATACCTTCTTCTACTTACGAGACAAAGAGGGGGAGCTAACCTCCTATGACTTCACGTACATTAACCCGTTCGCAATGATAGTTGATCCATTTTTACGGGGTTTCAATTCCATGGTGCGGGGGGACATCAGTGATGCCACGGTGGGTGTTGCTAAAGGATTGGTGTCAGACATACTATTCGATGACCAGATCTTAGCGGGCTCGCTCCTATCTATCTCGAACAATGAAGACCCCACAACGGGTGACCCAATATATGAAGAAACCACTGATTCCGTTGGTGATATAGCGGGGAAGGTTATGGGCCATGTATTTAAAGAAGCCTACAAACCTGACTTCTGGAAACGGGGTGAGGCAATATATGATGCACAAAGTATAGAGGCGGAGAAATTCGAGGATACATCCGCTGGCATTGTATTAACCGCATTCCGACCCCTGAAGCCACACACGATCGACGCGGGCAAGCAATTCCGAAACTTCTTATTCCAGAAGAAGGGCGAGTTTAGCCGCGCTAATAAAAGGCAGTTCAAAATATTTAATAAGAAGCCTATGTCGGAGGAGTCCATCCGTGAATTGTATCTAAAAGGTATCAAAGATAATAAGATAATCAGTGAAGATATGTTACGTAAGATGGGGGGCTTCGAGAAACTCGGCGTCAGCAAGAAAGAAATGTATCACACTATGGTCAAAGCAGGGTTCGGGAAACGACGGGTGCAGAACATTATGAATGGTGTAATGGATGTCCCGATGATCAGCCCGCAGAAGGCAAGGCGACTTCAAGAGGAAGGTATCATCGAGCGAGGTAGGGTCATCTTTGAAGAGAGGGCGAAGCTACCACGCCAGATTGAGCTTAATCCGTAAACGCAAAAAAGGACCCTTAACCCACCAATTAAGGTGGATTAAGGGTCCTTGTGTTATGAATGTATAGGGTAGTTGCCTAGGGTCGTCTCGTATATGCGATTCTCAGGGCCTTTAACATGCCGTATTAACCGCCTCCAGTGCGCGAACAACGGCTTCGTGATCTACGTTCATGTTCTCAGCCACGTTATATTCTGGTCTTATAATCTTCGCAACGCTGGTGTCACGAGTCAACTGACTTACCCTCTCCCTACTCACCCCGAACAGTGCCCCCACTCGCCCCATCGTGTAACCGAAAGATAACAAAAGGAATGCTGTTGGTAGGTGAACCCCTGCGACCCTCCCTCTCGGGTTGGGTTTATACTCAGGGTGCGATGATATGAGGGCACGTAGTTTGCTAGTAGACAGATCAATTACCCCCCTGAATTTCTCACAGGTCTCCTCAAGTGTTGTATGGTTACTGATATGATACTGAACTATCTCACCGATCAAGACTTCTTCATCGTGAGATAGCTTCCGCTTACGTCTCGCCTTTGGTTTACCGACGTAATCCCTATGTGTACGCATAGCATATATTGCCGCGCTAACCCCACACCCCCCGACTTCCTGAACCATCTCCGAGGCTTCCCGCAAATTCATATCTGTGGTGTGGTATTGTAACAGTGCTTTACTTAGGAGCTCATCATAGACCTCAGGGGCGGCATTCCGCATCCTGTAAAGGGTCATCCGACTACTCTTCGGTACAGGTTCAGGGGTACATACATCACCAAGGATTTGAACTAGAGTCGGCACAGAAACGCCGAAGTGATCCGCGGTTTCTTTTTGTGTGTGACCATCTAGGTACTCCTTGGCGTAACTAATCTTCACAGGACTCCACGTAAGTGGCGGTCGTCCTACGGGTTGGGCGGTTGTATTTTGTGTATCTGACATAATGTTGTTATTGTTGGTTGGTTGTTGTTGTTTCTGTGTCATAAAACTCGGATGCCTCAGGGAAATCGCCAGCTTCGGTTTTATTCCAGAAGGCTTTTGCTATGGCTTCATCGTTATTAGCCAATCTGAGGTACTCCTTGCGCTTTTCTTTTCTAACTTGCAAATCATAAGCACCTTGCTTGATTAGTTTATAGTCGCTCATCACGTCCTTGCATACTGTGTCCCACTCCTCTTGATCGAAGCCATCTTCTCGGCCTTCTATGCGGTCAATCTTCTCAGTATATGCTTCAGCCGCAGAACTGTTGAGCCTTGTTTTCATGACTGTAATTTTTCCTTCGCGTGAGATTATATTTTTCTTAGTTGCATTATATCCTGTTGACTCAATAAAGATGAATCTTTGCCCGTGGATAAAGTTATCAGCTTCTTGTTCGGTTTCAAAAGATATGCCTGTGCCGATAAAGTTGCCGTATCCATTGCTTATAGCAACTTCATAAACGTAGTGTTCGTCCTGCTCAATCCTAAAGCCAAGCGGGGCGACTGCGGTCACCGCTTCGCTAAATGGGATTGGTGGCTTTACGCCTTTGGCAATTGCCGTTATACGGCAAAGGTCTGGGAGGTCATTATCAGTAAGCGCGAGCTTTTCTTGTTTCGTTAGTTCGAAGTATGTTTTCATAGTTTTTGTAGTAGTTTTTGTGTTGTTGTTTATTTGCATTGGCATGGTTGTTCACATTCTTTACATGTGTATTTGTCCCCATCATCAGAGTGGGGTATTAGTTCGACTCGGGAGTCACAGCATTCAGACCTTTTCCAGAAGAGCCCATTCCGATAGCGGGATGGGTTTGTTCTTATGTCTCGGTCACCTTTACCCCCGACGGAGCGTTCAAATGGGTGTCTACTATTAGGCATTACCCGTAGTCCTTTCTTGTTTATTGTTGTGGTTCATAATTTGTTTAGCTTTGTTCAATAGGTTACTCCATGCAACCTTACTTAATTCGTCGTTGTCAACCATGGCTCTTGCTCGTTTGCAACCTAGCAAGATGGTTGAGGATCCCCTCCCTGCGAAGTAGTCTCCGATGCGCTGGTAGGTGCACCCACTCTCCCTCAGAATAAGGTATGCGAGTGACCGCCACGCGGAGGCGTTCGCTGAATGTCTTGTCTTACTTAGGAGGGCATCTACTGGCACCCCCGAAAACTCCGACACATATCGCAGGATATCATCCTTAGCTTCATTACTCAGTTCCATCATACTCATTGGTGTCATCATTCAGTAATGTGATTTCATGGATGGCGATGGCGATGTAGTCGATGAAAGGATCGCTAGGATCACCCCCACACGCCGCGTTGATGGCTTCAGCCAGAAGGACTCTAAGTCCTTCAGAGCCCACCTTAGTGGAGCGTATGGAACAGACAGGGGTGAAGGCGATGATCGCCCACCCACTAACCGTATCTTCGCGTCGGGATTTAATTTCAACGGGTTGGCTATTTACTTCAAGTGCAATTTGGTTCTTCATTTTAATAGAATATAGTTATGATGATTAATAATGTAGCAATAGTTAGAACCGTGGACACGATGAGTGATACCACCATCCCCATTAAAGGATGCACGGTAAAGGGTTCAGGGTTTTGCTGTGGGTAGGGGTGCAGTTGTTGCCCCCTTTCGGATTTGTTTTTTTCGATTGGTGTATTCATATATTTTTTTCTTAATCTAGGGTGTTGCCCACCCACTCCTTGGTTTATCAGGGGCGGATGGGCACGTCAATGTTTTTCTTAATTAGGGGTTTATTTTACAAGTACTTTGATATGCTACTCATCCCTACCCCTGTGTCTAGCCACTGTTGGAAATCAACAGCAAGCCCGCGGATGTGATCAACAGACGAGGAACTCCCCCGATACATATCCAATATGATTGGCTCACTATCATTAACGAAGTCCCCAAATGTCTTACGGTAGTGCATCGCGTAACACAACTCCCGAAATAATCGGAACCGATTAATTAGTTGGGCTCGTGTCTGGACACGGGACACTAACCTGAACTCGACAACCCCGTTCCGTTTGGATCGAATACAGGCATACCTATCCTCGTGATCATACTCCTCATATGATGGGTTGATACGTTTATTTTTATTGGAGTTATGGTTGTCTAGCCTACCACGATAGAGGGCGTAGAATAGACCTGCGTAATCCCTTACCGTTGCTAAGGTGACATTAGGCCCACTCAGATTAACGTGACCCCCACAAGATAAATTGGATGGTAGGTCTACGAGGGGGCTGTTACCTACATCATCCTTGAACTGATCGAAGTTCATAATAGAGTAGACATGAGTAATCCCCTCTATGCCACATGACGAGTCTGTCTCCCACCCTGCGAAGAGTGGTTCAGAGGGGAGCACATCCCCGCATTGATTCAAACGCCCTCCCGTATCAGGACATACGGCGTAATTCTTTTCGATTTCAAATCCCAATCCATATTTCCATAAGGCGGATCGCCCGCGTTGGTTGCTAAATGTAGCCTCACCTAACCCCACACCTAGCCTACTCACAAGTTGCGGGAAATACATTTTAGGTGGTGGGGAAGAATGATACTCATGGATGTATCCCCCCATATCAAGCAGGGCTTCATCCTCAGGAATCCACCCCCTAATGTCACAGTGGTAATAACCCTCCTCATCTGGAGCGGCATAGAATGCGGCGCCACCACGTGGCTCGATCCGTCTCATGTCATGTACAAAGTACCACCCCCGCTCATGCTCCGTGACATAGCTTACGTCTGGGTCAACAAATCTGAAATCCCCATAATAGGGGGCTAGCCTTATAGCTTTAACTATAGGGCATACGCCAGAGTCCGTATAGACACAGTCTCTTACCGACAAGATCTCATCACCATACAGTACATATCCAGATACTGAATCAACCCTCCCCTCCGCTACCCGTAGAGGCGCACAGTCCTCTGTGGGTATATAAGTCAGGGGATCATCAGGGCTCTGATAGCAGAAATATCCATCACTCCCACCCATGAGGGGATGTGTCCATTCATCAGCAAGAGCATCCACAAGAATACGCTGACCGACCGCGCCGCATCTCTCAGATACTGGACGGATGCTAGCGAGATTGGGGTATGCCCACTCCCCGCCTCGGATGGGGATTGCAAAGCTCAAACACCCACCCATGTATGGGTCTAGGATGATAGCCCTATCAACGCCAGATGGCACTAGGCTCCTGAATTCTTCTCTTGTGCAACTTACTAAAATAATGTCCTCCAAATGCTCAGGGAGGTTGAGCTTCTCTCTGCTGGACGCAGGTAATTCAAAGTCCGCTAATGTTGTTTCTTGTTCTGTCATTTTTTCTATTGTTTTTGTTTTGTTCATTGTAGTTTATTAGTTTTTGTTTTGTGTTGCTTGAAAGAATATCAAACACCACATTGCAACCCATCGGTTTAATTGGCGATTAAACCGACGGGCTGAGTATGTGGGGTTTATTATTATAAGGACTTCAGTTGATACTTCACACCGTCAACCTCGACGACCTTACCCTCGCAGGTCTTGGATGCTCGCGGTGTTCCCGTCTTGGAGCCGTTGCTGTTTTCGAAGTATGTCTCATTACCATCAGAGTCATATTCACGCTTAACCCAGGAGCCGTTGCTGTTTTCGAAGTATGTCTCATTACCATCAGAGTCATATTCACGCTTAACCCAGAAGCCGCCGCTGGTTTCGTAGTGTGTCAAATTCCCCGCTGAGACATACTCACGTTTACACCAGTAGCTGTCGCTGTTTTCGTAGTATGTCAAATTCCCCGCTGAGTCATACTCATGCTTACGCCAGTAGCCGTCGCTGGTTTCGTAGTATGTCACGTGACCCGCTTCATCTCTGATCTCGATTGGGAATGTAAACGCAACTCTCATTTCCTTATATACTTCACTTAGTTTTTTCATTGTAGTTTATTAGTTTTTGTTTACGTGTTGCTTGAAAGAATATCAAACACCACATGGCAACCCGCCGATTTAATTGGCGATTAAACCGACGGGCTGAGTATGTGGGGTTTAGTTATGCTAGGCGTTGGGTTGAGGTGCTATAATTTAAAAGCCCCTCTCGAACCTAAGCCCTTGTAGTTGTCAATCCAATCCACCCCCTTGTCGGGTTGGTGCGATGCGTAGTACATCCACGCCGTGACTTCCTCACCTGAGTCGAGGGTGATGGTTGTCTCCTTTCGGTGGTAATGGGTGGGAACTCCCTCAAGGCAGTCCAGCCCCGCCCACGTCTTACCACTCGATGGTTTGAATACATCCACCACTAGGTTGTGTCCGTCCTTATGCTCCCCCTCGTAGACATAGGGGATGCCGAAGTCCGCCATGCGGAGTTTCTGTGCAGTCCTCCCACTACCTACGAAGCTAGACTTATCCCCACCGAGATGATGGTAATGATTACCTTGCCCATTCTTTAGAGTTCCATACACCGCAACCAATTCATTGTTTGAGGGTAGGCTCTCATTAGCAGGGGAAGTGATGTAGTCATCATACTCATCATACTCATCATACTCATCCACTCTACCACTCCTTGATGGTGCTGAATTGGCATCATACACATCGTAACCACACAGGCTCGTTCGCCTGTCTAGCTCGGTGTAATACTCTTCCAACGCGTCGGTGGCATCAGGCGATAGAGGTTTGTTGAGGTGGACGGTTTCGAGTTGATCAATCATGTCGATCAACTCGGTGTCATTTAGGTTGAGCGCAGGCTCATACTTAAACTCCTCATTGAACTGGAGCAATTGTCTATCATCCATCCGAAGGTCAGGATCTTCCACAGTTAGTGCCTTCTGTGATGCAGACGTATCATCGATTGCATTTTCGTAGGGGTAGTCATTCCTATCTAGGAACTCATCCATGGAATCCCCGTCTAGTAGGGAGTCCCGCAGAGACTGATCCTCATCGGTGTATTTCCAATACGTTCCCGTATTGTCATACCAGCCGTGCCTACCGAAGTAATCCGCGTCCTCCTCACCATCATCAACAACGTCGAACCCACATGGGTATTGCTTGCTTGAACCATACCCATACTGAGCATAGGACGTGCGGAAGCAATTGTCCTTGGAGTAGTAGACACCTTTACGTTTGTGCCACTTACCGTATCGCCTAACCCGTAGGTTGTGGGAGACCACGGCAAACCTAGTGTCAGTCATTGACAGTAGTTTAGCCCAATGTTTCTCTGGTGTATCCTCTAGGTATTCTGCCACCACGCGGGTGTCAGACTTTTTCTTAGTCCCTAAGGTGGGGACAGTACCATTCGAGAACAGCCATCCCTTAGAGAAGGGAGCGGGGTGCATGTTCTCTTCGTTGATTGCACCCTGTGTAGCATACCTGAAGTGTGCTACATATGGCCGTGGCATGTGGAGTAGACTCTCAGCACGCTGGTAGTCAGCCGTTTTGATTGTCTCTCCATCATCGAGGAACGTGATCCCAAACCCATCTTGATTGATGAGCATGGCGTTGTCGATGTACTTCTGTGGTATTGTCTGGTTTGCTTTTGGTTTGTATATAATTAAGCACATAATGTTGTTTCTTGTGTTGTTTCTTGTGTTGTTTCTTGTGTTGTTACAGGTGTGTTTCTCTCCCCTGCTACGAGTGTGGCACCGCCATCGGCGACCCACTCTGAGATGTCTAAGTGTAGTTCACGTAGTTCCACGTATCGCTGGAACTTGTAAGCCAGATCACGGATCATGGCTCGCTTGCAGGGATCAGGATACATGGTGCGTAGGATCTTCCGTGTGCGTCTCATCAAACCGTTGAAGGACAACTTGTGATGAACACACCACATGATTTCCTTGAACAGCAAGAACCGCCGCCATAAGGTAACACCATTAGTGACCCGCGATACTACGCGGAACTCTATCATCCCACCCCCCTTGTTTTTTATGGCGGGGTAGGTCGACCCCGCCCCCACGTCAAGGCGTATGTTGCCCGCACAGAAGCCGTTTTTAAGGCGACCTCGGTATAGGGCGTATATCAGTCCCACGTAGGGACGGATCGCTTCTATAGTTAACCCTTCACCGCGGACATTGACATGCCCCCCGCAACTCCCGTCGGTTGGCGAGTTGACGAGCGGTGATCGGTCAATATCACTCTTCAGCCGCCCCCCCATATTGAGGGAGTAAGCATTAGTAATACCTTCGACACCACATGACGAGTCCGTCTCCCACCCTGCGAAGAGCGGTTGCTCATCAACGGGGTCACCTTCATCGTGGCACCCATCGACGCTGTTCTTCTCAACCTCGAAGCCTATCGTGTAACTGTCGAACACTTTGTGGTATTCAGGGTTGGGGAGGTATTTCTCTCCGAACCACATTTTCGGGTGGTTCTGATACACCGCCACATTAGGGGAGCAGTGGTATTCGTTTATCCTGTCGTGCTCGCCGTCAGCACGGGGGTAGTCATCCTCGTGGTAATACTCTTCGTGCCCTTCGTGGTACTGGTAATCATCATCCTCGGTGAAGACGTAGATACTCCTTGACTCCACCCATACACAATCCTCGTCCAACGCGTATCGGGAAGTTTCGTCGTATATTTCTACGAGTTGGTGGTGACCGTCGAGTTCGTACCCCACTACCCCATCGTAGTAGGTTTCCACTGGGACGCAATCGTCACGGTGGGCTACGTACCCATCAAGGTGGGTGTACATGGCATCATCGTCTTCGATGAGTTCGCCGTTGTGATCCCACACGAGGTCACCTATGTCATCGTCTACATAGACTACATCGTCCCCATCACGGTGGGTGGCGTGTTCTACGTCATCCTTATGCCCCCACTCACCCTTGGCGTGACCGTGGGTGATTCGGTAGCAGTCGTTTTCTTCTTGTGAATTACCGAGGTAATCCACAACCATCTCTGTTTCTTTTTCTGTTTTCATTTTACTTTTTGTGTTGTTTGCCAAATGTCTTGGCGAGTAGTGCTTGAAAGAATATCAAACACCACATTGCAACCCGCCGATTTAATTGGCGATTAAACCGACGGGCTGAGTATGTGGGGTTTATTATTATAAGGACTTCAGTTGATACTTCACACCGTCAACCTCGACGACCTTACCCTCGCAGGTCTTGGATGCTCGCGGTGTTTCCCTCTTAGAGCCTCGGCTGTTTTCGTAGTATGTCTCATTGCCTGTTGAGTCATACTCATGCTTACGCCAGTAGCCGTCGCTGTTTTCGTAGTATGTCTCGTTACCATCAGAGTCATACTCACTCTTGCGCCAGTAGCTGTCGCTGTTTTCGTAGTATGTCCCATTACCATCAGAGTCATACTCAAACTTATGCCAGTAGCCGTCGCTGGTTTCGTAGTATGTCACGTGACCCGCTTCATCTCTGATCTCGATTGGGAATGTAAATGCAACTCTCATTTCCTTATATACTTCACTTAGTTTTTTCATTGTAGTTTATTAGTTTTTGTTTACGTGTTGCTTGAAAGAATATCAAACACCACATGGCAACCCATCGGTTTAATTGGCGATTAAACCGACGGGCTGTGGATGTGGGGTTTATTATTATAAGGACTTCAGTTGATACTTCACACCGTCAACCTCGACGACCTTACCCTCGCAGGTCTTGGATGCTCGCGGTGTTCCCTTCTTACAGCCGCTGCTGTCTTCGGAGTATGTCTCATTGCCTGTTGAGTCATACTCATGCTTACGCCAGTAGCCGTCGCTGGTTTCGTAGTATGTCACGTGACCCGCTGAGTCATACTCATGCTTACGCCAGCCGTCGCTGGTTTCGTAGTATGTCACGTGACCCGCTTCATCTCTGATCTCGATTGGGAATGTAAATGCAACTCTCATTTCCTTATATACTTCACTTAGTTTTTTCATTGTAGTTTATTAGTTTTTGTTTACGTGTTGCTTGAAAGAATATCAAACAGCACATGGCAACCCGTCGGTTTAATTGGCGATTAAACCGACGGGCTGAGTATGTGGGGTTTATTATTATACGGGAGTGACTTTGAACCACTCCCCTTTATGTTGGGTATTATTATTATTATTTCCCATGTCTCCCCCTTGGTTTAGGGGGCGGATTACCAATGTCAAGTTTGAATTGACAAATATTAGGCGGGGCTGATCCCCGTTCATGTTCCCTGATTCGAGGATCATGTCCAATGAATCGGGAATCAAGGTGCGGGTTGAGGATTCAAAGATAACTCCACTGGTGAAGTTACCTTTGCGGAGAGTTGTGATGATACATTCCATGACGTTATGAATTTAGAATGCAAGCACCATAACAAATATGGCATACACCATCGCAAGGATGAATACCGCCGTGAATGAATCCCGAATCACGATCCAACACCAACGATTAAAGGTGAAGGATTCGGGGTTCAGGGTTAAGAGGTTCACCATCATGACCCCGATAAAGATCGCGGTGGTGAAGATTATTATTGTAGCGTTGATCATTTTCTTATTTTATTTTCTGGTTTTAGTTTGGTAGTTCGGATTGGATTAGGTAGGGTTAGACATAGAACACAAGGTAATCATGTACATCAAGGATGGCGGGGTCTAAGCCTGTAATTTCCAGCAGGGTGCTGGGGTCTTCATCCACATGGGCAGTATCAATGATGATGTCCGTGCCGTGGATGTTCATGTATCCAGAGTCTTGAAAGGAATCTATGAGGATGTTCAAGGTTCTGGGTTCAGACAAGCGGATGATCACTGTCTTGGCGGTGCGTTGCACTTCGTTGTTGTGGTCGGATTGGATCATTTCTTCTAGGTAGTCTCCCGACTTAGCGAGATCGGCTTCGTCATACACCATGTAGCTGAGGTGCTTACGTAGCACAGGCACTTCATCGGCTGGCACTTCCTCAACCCCGCCAACTCGATAGGCAAATGACCAGTCGGGTTCATTACACCATTGGTGTTTGTCCCAAGAGTCTCTGTTCCATTGGAGTTCGTCGGGGTTGTGCGACTCAGCGTAACAGGCATAGTGCCACGCGGTTTCTGAGTCGGGGGCATGGACTAGCTTACTGTTATGTTTCTCGTGGTCTCCTGATCGAATCTCAACAGTGACGACGTAGGTCTTGTAGTTTTTATTTGGTTTCATGGTAGTGTTGTTATTGGTTTTGGTTTTAGTTTGGTCTATTCCTCCGAGTGACAGTAGTCAGTGTATCTCTGAAGCTGGGCATCCGTTAGCGTGTTCTTGGCGGAGTCATCGTGGAACTGGTTGGTATTAGTCTCATCGATGCACACGATGGTGATGATGTGATCTGCCATAGTCTCACAGATTTCCTCCATGAACTCTTTGGCATGTGCTCCTGTGGGATCGGCAATGTCTAGTATATATCTCATAGTATTATTGTTTTGGTTTCGGTTTGGTTTTGGTTTTTGTTTTTGTTTTGCGTTGCTTGACAGAATATCAAACAGCACATTGCAACCCATCGGTTTAATTGGCGATTAAACCGACGGGCTGAGTATGTGATGTTATGGGAGCTTGCGGTATTTCCGCACAAGCCCCAGCTTCCTCCGAGCTGGTGCCGATGCTCGCTGGAATGTCTCCCAGCTTTTTCCCGCATATTTAATGCGGAGATTTTTGATCCTTTCACAAGGATCGAAAAACTCCGTTGGGTGAACTCCTAACACGGGGTTTAGGACATTGTGTCCTAGTATCTCGGCAGTTCCGTCGCCGAAAAGTTTTATGGCTACTTCACCCAGCGAAGGGTGATTAATTGTGTTTTCTGTTTTCATGGTAGTATTGTTTTTGTTTTTGTTTACGTGTTGCTTGACAGAATATCAAACAGCACATTGCAACCCGCCGATTTAATTGGCGATTAAACCGACGGGCTGAGTATGTGATGTTTACTTAAGCCACACCGCTTTGATGTCAAGCACCTTGCGGCGGTCTCTTTTGCGGGGGGCAGTGTCAATGATGGTCTCCCCCGTGTTGGAGAGGAGAAGCATGTGTCCTGATACATGAATCAGGTAACAGGATGCAGGTGGGTCTTGCATCTTGCGGATGCTGGTGCGGATGCCCCCAACCGTAGCACCCTTGGGGATGCTGGACTTGCGGGAACGGACTGCGAACCCGTGACGGCGGAGGACGCCGTAAGTTGCGTTGGCTTTGCTCCGCACAGTCCACGTGGACTGATACTGCGAAGGGTGGATGCCTAGCTTTGCGAGGCAGGCAGATACGCATATCCCCTTGTGGGACTTGGTGCGCTCCTCGTGGTGGGCAAGATATGCCAGCCCATTATTAATTTGAATGTTCATTGTTTTTTTTTTGCTTTACGTTGAACCCATCGGTTTAATTGGTGATTAAACCGATGGGCTGAGTATGTGATGTTTACTTCAACCCCTTGAGAAACTTTGCCTTGTCAGCCGCTGACAACGCTTCAAACGCTTTGACGGCGGCGGCGAGCAAGTCGACTTGCTTCTTACCTTTCTTCCTTCCACCCGCCCGCTTGGCTTTTTGCCCATCGGACAAATTCTTACTTAGCGCGGCGCGGTGACTGGCAGTATATTCGCCAAACAAGGATTCACATAAGAGCTTGGCAGTGTCACGGGCGAACTTCCCACCTTCCTCTGTATCAGCAAAGGATGCGGCGACAAATCGAGCAAGCAATTTAAATTGCAAGCCGCTATACCAAGCCGCTATTTCCTCACCCGCTCCTAGGATCACAGGTTTTATTTCCTTCCATGTTAAGCCCGTCACTATTTTACTCATTTCCAGAGCAATATCATTAACTCTATTCTCAATGTCTACAATCTGGTTGTCGAGTTCGATAACGGATTGAATCAATGTGGTAACTTCATTTACTTTGTTTTCTGTTTTCATTTTCTTTTTTTGGTTTTGGTTTAATTGGCGATTAAATCGGTTGATCGCCTTCATCCTCCAATGGGGGGAAGCTCTCGACGCAACAGCCATATCTTTAAAATGTCGCGCGGGGAATAGAACGCGCGCGCGAGGTGAACCCTGTTTCCTGTTCCCTTGAACACTCTAACACCCTCCATTTAGCAGGAATCAGGGTAAATGATGCAGGAATCAGGGAGCACGCCACGGGTAGGGGGTAGGTTTTTCACGTGCAGTTTAATATTATATAGGGGGTTACACGAAAAAATTTGACGTTTTTTGGCATATAGGGTAGCATAGGGCATGGCCAAGAAGACCCCAGCAAAAGTACTCGCGTACAAGCGAAAGTATTACGACAAGAACAGAATCAAGCGATTGAGGTATCAAAAGGACCGATACTGGAAGAAGCGCGAGGAGATCCTCGAGGAACGGAAAAGGAGAAAATTGGAGGACCCAGAATACGCAGAACGTGAGCGGGCATATCACCGCGAATACTACCTCAAAAAGAAGCGAGAGAAGGAAATGAGCGGTTAGGGGTTCAAATCACAGGGTGCATAACCATTTCACAACTGGAGTAAGCTAGTAAAAAGAAATGGGGGTTTTCAAATCACAAGGTACAGGGTCAAGTATTCTCTTCCCAGTCGCAACATGCACAGGGTGCAAATACCCACCTTGTAAATATCCCATACTGACAAATGGGTTCAAGTATTCTCTTCCCAGTCGCAACATGCACAGGGTGCAGAGGGTCAAAAAGGGGCAGGCCGGCGCACGAAAAAGCGTAGGTTACCTACAGGGTTGTTTAATTATTTTCCGCGTGAATCGGGGTTCGGGTGAGACCCATGGAGATTATTGAGGGTATTTTTGGTATTAGCATAACGCAACTAATGTGCATTAAAGTATTATCTTAGGGGTGCCATGAGGGCATCTCAGAGACCCTAAAATTTATTTAATTAATGCGTTTATTTTAAAGTCTACACTCATATAGTAGCTAACTCACTGAATGTGAAGGGGTTAAGAATATTAAAGGTTTTGGAGCAGTAACTCGCATTAATTAAATACCTCGCGTCAGGTAAAGTTTATATATGTAATATATTTCTACAGGGTATATATAAACTTCTTCTAGAATTCATTATTTAATTAATGTTATTTAGTTATGCAGATGACGTCCCCGCTAGTTGCCCCGCCCCCGCCACCTCCGATAACTTAAAGTTTTCTCTTTTCATAGTATAAAACATGTGATAGGTTATCCGAAACAGCACCCCCGATACTATGTCAGACTTACCTACACCTGAGCCATATCCGTTACCCGCCAATTGGCGTGACAACTGCGGCGGCAGTAGTTGCACCTGTGGTGCCTACGATCAGTGTGAGTGTGGTTGCTTTGACGTGGACTGGACACCCTTTGATGTGTATGCCTATCGGGAACTGCTCAATATGATCTACAGACAAACCGTTTCAGGGGACTCCCCAGAGACCTCCCTGAGTATAATACAAAACCACACCCTCTCCCTCATTGACCCTGAACCCTGTATCATTGACCCTGCATTAGGGTAAGTGAACAGGAATCAGGAATCAGGAATCAGGGTTAAACCAACACCAATGAAACACTACAAAATACCACAATCAGAAAATCATTATGTCACCGAGGACCACAAACTATTTGAGCAGGTAGGGGAATCCCCTGACCCCCTCAAAGACAAGGAGGTTGCAACCTACTCAAACTCAGGCAAGTTCCGCGCGACCATCAAGGGTCAGGACGGGAAGCGGTACACCATCACCCCTGAAAATATTATCCTCAATCACGAGGATCCGTTCCACGTGGAACCCTTAACCCTCGAGGAGATCTTGCATAAGGAACACGCCGTCCCCATCGAGCCCCTCTTCCCTGACTACGCTATCACGGAGGACGGAATGCTATACTGCATAACACCACCCCAGCGAGGTAAGTGGGCTGGTCGGCTATACGCGAAGGCATCATCTGTTGGCGACGACGGGGTGGAGCGGGTATCTCTGAAACGCTTCGACGGGAAGTACACCACCGCAACTATCACCACCCTTGTGAAAGCCGCGTGGGGTAGCCCAATGCTCTCATCGGTGTAGCTCAACAAAAACCTTGACCCCCGAACCCTTTACCTCTATCCTGCACCACATAATTATTATGGCGACCAAACCAAGTTCATTCGCCGTCATTGATGGCCTCGGGTTACAAAACACCGAGCAAGACGGAACCCCAACTAAAACCCGCATCAAGGACGTTAAGTCCGCGCTTGCGATTTACACAACGCTCCATCAGGCGGATCGGGAAAGCTCACTCCAGCGTGCGCGACTCGACGCCATGTTTGATGGGGCCGCGCCTTATGACCAAGCAAAGCTTCGGGCTAGTGGTCAGAACATGAAGACCAACTTAAACTTCGGGGAGGCACAGCGCCAACTCGACATTGCATTATCGGCATACGTCGATCTGTATTCATCCCTTGAACGCTTCGTAGATGTTCGGGGAACAGAAGGTGAATCCAACCAGCGACTCGAGCGTGAGGAGATTGTTGCCGATGAGATCTCACACATGCTTCGCGCGTGGCCTGAGTTCCACTCATCCTACCTTCGCTTATGCACGACCTTCATCAAGCACGGCGTAGGCGTGGCTTACTTCGACTCCCCAACAGGTTGGAGATTCAGGGTCGGATCCTTTGAAGATATCTTGATACCCCGCCAATCCCCCGCGACGGAAGAGGCAGTTGATGTGTCAGTCATTCGACGGTCCTATCGGGTAAGCGAGCTAAACCATTTCATTAAGAATGAGAAGACCGCCAATAAAATAGGCTGGAATGTAGACGAGGTTAAGCGGGTCATGGCGAAGAACGTCAAGACCACTGGTCGCGGTTCCTACGGCGGCGGGGTTGTCTCAGACTTCGAGGCAATGCAAGCCGAGCTCAAGAACAACGATTTATACATGGGGGTGCAGAACCCCACAGTAGACGTCCTTCACTTTTTAGTCCGCGAAGCGAGCGGCGGGATTTCTCATTACACTTGCGCTGAGTCTAGCCCCGAAGCATTTATGTTTCAGAAGGTTGACCGATATCAGTCAGCCGAAGACGCCTTTGTCATGTTCTCGTATGGTGTTGGTTCCAACGGGACATACCATTCAGTCAGGGGTCTAGGCCAGCGCATCTTCGCCCACATCCAGACATCCAATAGACTTCGTTGCCAAATGGTTGATGGGGCTATGCTCGGGTCCGCGGTGATGATTCAACCAGATTCACAGCGAGCCCTTGAGGAGCTCGACTTCACTTTCTACGGTGCTTACGCCGTCCTGTCCCCTAACGTAAACATTATCCCACGCCCATCCCCGAATCTTGGGACGGCGGTCATGCCTGCGCTAGAGGACATGAATCAGCAGTTGATGCGTAACACTGATGTTGTCAGTAGCTACGGTCCCGACAAGGGTTCACCTTACCGCAACGAGATGCAGGTGGTGTCCGACATGGATGTTGCCACCCGTTTGAGTGGGGCTTCACTTAATCTGTTTTACGCTTCATGGAACCGCCTAATGCGTAGTGTGGTTAAGCGTATTGTCTCAGACAAGAACGACCCAGCCATTCAAGAGCTCATTGGTCGGTGTGCTGAAAGAGGGGTTTCAGAAAGCTTCATACGATCACTTGATGTCGATAAGACCAAAGCCGTCCGATCAATTGGTGGTGGGTCACAAGCCAACCGCATGGTTGCCCTTCGTGAGCTACAAGGTATTTCAGGACAGTTCCCTGAATCAGGTCGCCGCAACTTAACACGAGACATAGTTAGCACGAGGGTGGGACATGACCTAGCCGACCGCTACACCCCACGTGAGCAAGGAGCCCCTGAGACCAGCGCATCGAAGATCGCCTTCTTTGAGAATAGAGACTTGATGGGTGGTAGACCAGTTCCTGTGCTTTCGAGCGAATACCACGGAGCACACTTGGAAGTTCACCTACCAGAAGTAGAAGGGATCATCGAAGGTCTCGACTCAGGTGAGGTAGATCCAGTTCAGGCACTCCCTGCACTACAAGCGTTCTACCAACACCTAGGCGAAACAGTTCAGTTTGCCGCGGGAGACCCTGCACTAGAAGGTCAAGTCGGTTACACAAAGCAGGTAATGCAATACGCCGAGGAAGCCATTAACAACACGTCCAAGCATCTCGAGAAATTACAACGGGAGCAGGCAAGCCAAGAGCAACCAGAACAACCAGAACAACCAGAACAACCAGACCCCGCCCAACTCGCTAAGATGGAAACTCATCAGCAGGACATGATGATGAAGAGGCAAAAAGCTGAGTTGGAAATGGAGTTGAAAAAACGTAAATTTGATGAAGAACAAGCTTTACGTGATGCCGAAACTGCGCTAAAGTTCCGCGAAGAGAATACTTAACGGCACACCAACAGCCGTGTCACTTGGTGCATACCAAGGAATCAACCAACGCGAATCCTAATGTTCAGGAAGAACCCACCAAAACCAATGCCTGTTAAACAGGTAAATCCAATCGACTTGCCATTATGGCATCAAAACCCCGCTAACGGATCCGCTCTTAGGGAGCTTATTACGTCGGATACTTTTGTATTAGCCGCAGTTTCCTTGAAAGAGGCAGGTAGACCATCATGCACATCCTTAGCTACGGAACATGAAAACGCTGTCAGCCACACATGGTACGCAGGCTACTGTGACGCTTTCCGTGATCTCCAGAGACTAACCCTACCCACAGGACAACCTGAAACCAACCCCGCACTCTCAGAGTGGAACTATATCCAAGATAACATATAACCATCAAAAACCATGACCAACCCTGAATCCCCTACCGTAGACACCACCCCCGCACCTGAGCCCACAGATGTAGCCTCCACACCAAACCCTGTTGATGGTATCCCAGCCACAGAAGATATGGGCTTCGGGGAGTTTTCATTTGATCAGGCTTTAGAGAACGCATTAAATGGTGGCAACAACACACCAGCACCTGAAGGTGACAACACACCAGCACCTGAAGGTGACAACACACCAGCACCTGAAGGTGACAACACACCAGCACCTGAAGGTGACAACACACCAGCACCTGAAGGTGACA